AAATAACACGTCCTTTTGTTAACAAATCTGCCTCAACTTTTAGCCAAGGCTCCGTTATTGTCATGTGTCCAGTATCTCTTGGAACGAGGTTGACGAAGCGTGCCTGCGAATCCATTAGCGATATTTCATGCCTGTAGCATTCGCGCCAGTTTGACATATCAACGTCAACGCTCCTGCCATCACAACTCATAGATGAATCTATCCCTTGGTCATCCAATAAAGGTTTTAGCGAATCGTACTTATACCCTTTCATTGGCGAACCCCAATCGGCATCCATTACCAATAAAAAGTTTCCATGAAGTGCGCGATAAATTGGGATAAACGCAATTATATCACCAATATGCCCAGAGTGCGTAAACGTGATTTGTTTATCAAATGGGCTTTTCATCTTCAGGAGTAGTCAAGGATTTCATGACAACTGAACGCTGTTCTGCTTCAGATGATTTTGCGTGATGCAACGATGGCAAGAAATGATATAGATCGCTGTTTATATTAAGTATACGCGCTTCATGCAGGACATCACTCCCCTCAATCAAGTCTTCGGATATGAACTTTTTAATGGCGTTTGCACAATGATCTTGGCTCGCATAGAAAACATACGCTGGCGCAAAGGAATTTATTTGGATCGTTGCGCTATTCTCGTATACTTCTGCCTGATCTGGCGTGAATCCAAGATTTGCTACATCGTAGTCTGACATCCAACCGCCTCCGGCAGCGTGCAAGGCGCACCATCTTACGAATCTAGCAGTTATCCAATCGATTTGATTCCTGAGATCCATTGAGATACCAAGTGCCTGCTTCACTAGCTTTGCTTGTAGCTTTAGATAAAGTGGGCTTCCTTGCGCGTGAGAGCGATTGAGCATGACAGGCTCCCATCCGTTTTCTGTCCAGCTATGCTTCCAGTAGTTTGCGCAGCTAAATTCCTCCGGCTGGTTAGTTAGCGGGATTGATTGATAGTATGCGTATATCTTCTTCATACTCAATAGGTCTTGTAGCCAAGGTGTGAGACTGGGAGTCCTAAGTCTAGGTGCGGATGATGTCCTGCCTGTTTTGCACGCTTGCAGAACGAAACATCCTCTCCATGTGCGCTATCGAATGGTCGGAAATAATCGTAGTCATAGTCTGGAACATCGATCTTTAGCTCATCACCAAACTTTGCCCTGATGTCTTCAAATACCTTTCGGTGAATTAGGATGCACCCTGTGGCTACCCAGTCAACTTCAACTACCTTATCCTCATACACGCGAGCGCGAGGAGCTAGTGACTGATCACTTGCCATGAGTGCGCCTCCTTCCTGCCTTCCAAAGTAAGCTGCACCAACTAGGGTTTTGCCTGCTCCGATAAGCCGATGGAGAACATGACGCTGCAATGGGAGATCAGCTAGACTTCTTACATTATGCACCCAGTATTTTGACCATTCCGGCCTTCCGATACATGGGATAATATCATCATCGATCATCATCATCCACTTAGCGTCAGTCTCAAGGAACTTATGCGCTAGGCGATTTCGTGCGTGTTCGATCTTGCTATCTCCAATTGCCATGTCGAAGCGAATCTTATCGCGCCCAAAGTCCAAGGCCATTGCAATGAGAGCAAAGCAAGTGACTGGGTTGGTTGTTTTGTAACAAGGGAAGCCAACAAAAATGTCCCTGCCAGCGAATTCACAACGATAGGAAGGCAATCCATCAACTGATCGGCTATCTTGGATAGGGTTCTGGACGATTGGTGCTGGAGATTCCTCTAGTGCCTTTGGCTTTCTTCCTCGCTTTTTTGGTTCTGGAATAAGCTCTGGAATCACTTGTTCACCATTTTCTTTAATAGTGGGTTCAGGAGCCTCTACAATCATCATTTCATGCTCAGGCGGCTCAGGTATAGGCTCAGGTATTAAAACAGGCTGTACGGGTGCTACAGGCCGACCATCAAGCCTCATAGTGGGCATGATAGGAGTCTTAAATGGATCTGGTGATTCCAGAGCGCGGTTCGTCCTCTCCTGCAATGGAGTGCTAACAGGGTCTAGGATAGCCATACTTATAGACCTGCTTCGTCCAGACCTAGATCAATTGCATCACTGGCATTCATCTTGATCCTGCTATTCATATCACTCTTGGCGGAAACCTGAGAGCTGATATTGCTCTTAGGCATCTTTCCAGAAGCCTTGATCCTGCTATTCTCTTCAGAGAGTTTCTTGATCGTAGCTTCCATGCTCGCCATCTGGCTTTGCTCGGCTCTAAGTTGAGCGGTTAGCTGATGGCTTAAAACCGCAGCGGCAGCAACTGACGCACGCTCCTGAGATGTTTGAGGCCATAGTGCGCTGTTAAACTTCTGATGTAGATCGGCTACATTATTGTTGTGAGCCTTGATCTGTTCAGCCTGCTCATCCGTTTCACTGCCAGTAAACTGCTTGTACCTAGCCCAAGGAACTTCCTTAGTAAGATTGTCCACATAGTTATCAATCTGAGTGGTCTCCTTCTCATACCATTCCTTAGATTCGTTCTGGCGTTGAGCTAGGATCTCCTCTCCATGCTCGGCGGCGTATGCGATCTCACCATCTTGTTTTTCTTTAAGATCGTTTACATCTCCAAGGCTACGCTTGATCTTCTCCTGATCGACCATAGGGAGCTTGTCAATAGTCTGCCTCCACCATCCATCTTCGATCTTGTCTGGCCCACCAGCCTTCTCAATAGAAGCAATAACTTCTTCGCTTGCACCATGCTTTTTCATGGTGTTGTAGATTGCTTGCTTTGCGCTTTCGATTGGCTGCGTGTATTTGCTTTGAAAATCAGGGGAGTTTTTAATATCAAAGATATCCCTAAATTTCTTTAGCTCCTCATAGTCAGCGGGAGTTTGAGTCGGACGCTGTTCTGCCTCCGCTAGCCTCTGTCTTAGGACTTCCGCTTCGGCTGCTTGGTTTTTATAGAGACTGGCGGTTTCTTGGAGCTTGCGCCAGTTGTTTTGGTTTTTCTCGGAGAGGTTGCGCGGCTGTTCGATTGCGAGGATTTCGGGATCGATCTGGGTTTGCGGACTGGAAGGTTCGGCAGGCTGTTCGCTTGGTGTTGCGATAGGCTCTGGTACAGGTTCTGTAACGACCTCCCTAGTTGGCTGACTCTCTTCTCCAGAGATGATATCAAGTGATGGATTGTCTTCATGTGTTTGCGTTGGTTCTTGTGGTTCTGGTGAGGTTTCGCGTTCAGCTTCATCAAGAAGCGAATCGATTGACTCGTGTGTTGCAGCACTGATTGGATCAGCGTTGAGGTTTTCGGCTCCACCATCTGGGTTAGCAGCGGTGATTTCGGGTACTGTGTTTTCGGTTTCTTCCATAGATTACATTGATGTGAACGAACCATTTGCCACATCGTCATTCCTGCTCTCGTCAGCGAGTATGTCGTCAATCTGACGCAGCACAAACTCACCTCCTTCTTTAAATTTTGCTTCAAGCGCAACGCTCTCAATAGTCTTACCTGTAGTCATTGGGATAACTGACCTGAGATAAGCAACTAGCTTACCTCCACTTTTCTGGTGGTACTCACGAAATCTTGATGAATCAGACTGCTCCCATTTCATAATTTATATTTGTTATGTCAGACGACCCATAGGTTTTCTGACGAATCACTATTTATGTCAATAGCTAATTACTTATCTAGTCCCTTCATTGCTTGGTATGCTGATTGTGTTGCATTGCGTCCGAAAGAATTAGGCGATTGATCATTGAATGATCCTCCTCCATTAGCTGCTGCCATACTTGCTTGCTCTAATTGTTTTCCTTCGTATTGCTTATCGTAGGCATCTTTTTTTGCTTTGAATTCCATGTTCTTCTTTTCCTCTTCGCCAAAAACAACATTACGAAGTTGTTCCTGTTCGGGAGTAAGAGCTACAGCATTTCCTTCCATATCATAGGTTGCTGTGGTAGCTGGAATGTTTGCAGTGGTTTTAGGAAGTGTAGGTGATCCGCCCATAGTTTTAGTTTGATTAGGTGTTTTTTGTTGTGAGTTGTTTGCGTACATTTTCTCCTGATCTTTGTGGAGAGTCTGAGCATACTTTGTGGCTTCGTCTGGGGTTTTGAATACCCCAAGGTGCTTGCCTGTTGTTTTGTAAAGTTCTAGGGCATCCGCATCTGAAAGCATACGCCCATCGTCGCTAACAGTTGGAATCAAGACTTCGCCCTTTTCAGTGCCAATGCTAATTGATCGCACTGTGCTAATAGATCCATCTGGGTTTTTAACTACAGGTCTTGCGTTAAGGTCAATATTACCCTGCTCAACTAATCCCGATGTGTTTGGCATTCCTCCCATAGCGTTAGTTTGCTGTAGCTGGTCGTGGTGGGTTTGCCGCAGATTCGATTGTGCCGGACTGGTTAGGTGTAGTTGCCTCGTATTGAGTCTGTAGGAGCTTTCCCTGCGCTACTGGCACTCTTGGTACTCCGGCACTGCTAGGAGAAGCGGCAGGAGCCATATCTTGCGGCATAGGCATAGCTTGACCAGCGGTGATGTGGTTCATGGCTTCCTTCATAGCCTGCTTGTACTTCTGCAGTACATCTTTCGCCACTCCCTTAGCTTCGGCGGCTTGGATATGGTTGTTGTAGTGCGTCAGTGCCTGTGTAAGCGGTGCGATTGCCTCTTGAGGCAACGATCCTGCAGGTGCAGATGCAATGACTGGCATTAGCTTTTGCGTCATGGTGTCCAAGTGGACGATGTCATTATCCCTTGGCGACACAGGAATCTCCTGTCCAGATACAATTGATTGAAGCTCAATAATCTGCTGGCGCGTTGCCTCAATAGCAATGGCCTCTACCTGATCTTTCGGAAGGATTACTTGGTTGGCAAGGCTCTCTCCCAGCTTGCGGCTCCAATCCAGCTTCATAAGCTCATCTTGGTTTACATTAGGATTGCCCATGTACCTCTGAATAAGGCTATCAAGAATCAGGTTATCCTGTGGCGTTGTATCCTGTAACAACTGGCTTGCAGGGCTAAATGCCATAAGCAAGATGTCGGAAGGCGGAACATTGCGCTCAAGCATATTGAGGCAGGCAGATACTGCGTCTTCATCCAAGTGGTTTGCAATATCAAATGGAATAAGGAACGGAGGAAGCTCCATCATGGAACGACCAAATGCCTCTACTACATCCATCTTTGCCCATACTGCGCTTGGCTGATACTGGCGTGCGATATCCAACTTCGCCTTGAGATCGGCGGCGGCTTTTATGTGCTCAGGATGGCAGATACCTCGTTGCATACGCTCGACGGCTTGTGAGAACTGGCGGCTGAACCTAGTAAGGATTCCCTCTCGGAGTTGGTTTTCAATGGCCGCTACGCGATTCACCTCGGATGCGGTCTTTGCTGCTCCGCTATTAACAGGTGGACTTGGAAGGAATGTTCCAACCTGTACCTCGGCTAGTCCGCTAACAAACTGATCCAGCTTTAGGAAATCATCCGTATCTGCTGGAAGGTTTTGCGGAATAACTTCATATCCTTCGGAAACAAATGCCACTGGGTGATGGACTGTCAGCGGAGGAACGCCAACCTTTGCAGTTGGGCCTTTCTTTAGAAGCAGCAAACCCTTGAGATAGGTATTATCAACAACCAAGTTGCGCGCTTTTTCCACGGCAACGTGGGTGTTGTAAAGATCACGACCAGCACCTCGGCTGGACATCAATGCGCCAGATCCGATCTCCACGCTAAACAGCGCAAGCGTCTCGCTCATTCGGTTATATCGATCAATCTGCGTGCAAATCTCCTTGCCGGACTTGTCATCGAAAAGGAAACGGCTGATCTTGCCATGAGGCTCGCGTACTAGGATCTCTCCTAGCTCGACGTACTTGGCATCGTTTTCGTAGGAAGCACCATAAGATCCCTCACGCATCCAATCTTCAAGCCTGCGAGCATCGTCATCGGAATCAAGCGTTCTTCCTGCTGGTGTGGCGTTATTAATCGACTCCACCAGATTATTGATGTGCCATCCAGCGGCGGCGGAGAATCTTGGATCTTCAAGTACAGGCAAAAGCTCTGCGATTTGATACCTACGCTTCCTTGCCCAGATAGGCGTTTGCTCTACCTGCTGCGGCGTTTCAATGCTGAAAAATGTATAATCTTGGCGAAGGAACTCCGGCTTCCAGTCTCGGATATCATCCCAGCATAGGGCGCAATATCCAAAGGTAGTATTCTCATGGACAACCTGAGCCAAGACATCGTCAAATCCCTTCCATCCGCGAATGCACTTGGTGATCTCCTCTCGGAATACCTTAGTCTTATTCTCTGCATCAATCGACTCAATAGGGTACTTGGCATAGGTAAGCGTAGGAGCCTGCTCAATGACCTGTTTAAACGGAGGCTGAATACGGCTGACCATAGACGACAGGAATCCAGTAGGACGATTGCTGCGCCAGTTCTGGCCCATGCTCTCCAGCTTCTTGTTCTGGTAAGGAGGCTCCAGATTCAGCTTCTTCTGGATCATCGTATTCTTACGATTGCGCTCTACGTTCTGCTGCTTCAACCTACGATAAGCTGAGTGTGCCTGCTCTGCGTCCTTGAACGTCCTGCGAACCTCAAGCGTATCCTTGTTGATCGTATCAAGGTTCCCAATGTCTGGGTCAATTACGTTAAGGTCGAGAATCCTCGGCCTATCGCTTCCATCTCCAAGTCGCGCTGACTTATTAGAGAATGCGTCTGTGATCTTCGGGTCTAGGGGTTTTAGATTAGCCATATTATATATTTAACCAGCAGTTTTCGGGCATATTGTTTGCCCTATCGAATGTTTCCTTATCAAAGAATATCGCGGAGCGGTTGTCGTGACGCATCTTCATGCAGCCTCCAAGAACCTCGCTTGATTGTGTCTCGCGCCCTTGCCTGATGCTGGCACTAAGCCTGTCTGTTGAATTAATGCACGATGTGCATCCACCACGCCAATTGACATTGTTTACGCAGGCTCTGCAGGTCTTTGCCCTTTCCTCGGCAAGCTCGTCCGTAACATAGATGACTGGCTTGTTAGAATTCTGGATGTTCTTTGCCCATGTTTGGATGTCATTAAGCAACTCTCCTGATGGACTGACGCTAGTGACAGAAACCATATCAACTCCATGACAAAAATTAGGCCAGTTGGAACAGATGTAACTATTCACATCGCCTTCAACATCACCAATTGGAAGATGGTTCTCTGCACGATAGCTCTCAACAACCGACAGAAGGTCGCTGTAGTCGCTTCCATTAAGCCTTGCATCACCATCGATGTAGTGCCAGCCAGATGGAGGGATTATCCCAATGATTGGTTTCGCCATTAGGATTTCGTATATTATTTGCAATGCCTAAGCAAGTATTAGTTATGGCAAAAATTCAAACTGACACTTTGGACAAATGCAGGTTTTCTTATCAGAAATGGGATTTTCATCCTCATTTACGTCGATTTCGTTAGGGGAACCGATGATTTCTGCCAGTTCTGTCGTGCTAAACCCGATCTTAGATATGTCGTACTTACCATCATTAAGCTCATCAATCTCGACCGAAAGCATATCAAAATTCCACGATGCATTTAGTGCGAGTTGGTTGTCAGCGATCACATATGCCCTGCGTTGGTATTCTGTCAAATGACTCAACCTAATGCATGGCACTTCGTCTAATCCTAGCTTTGTTGCCGCCAATACCCTTCCATGTCCGGCAATGATGTCGTTGCCATCGTCAATCAATACTGGGTTAGTGAAACCAAACTCTTTAATTGATGCCGCGATCTGCGATACCTGAATGTCGCTGTGCGTCCGGCTGTTGCGAGCATATGGAGTTAGCTTCTTGAGTGGGATCTGTTCGATTGTTTTTGGTGTGTGTAATTCCATTTGATTAGATTGGTGCGGTAAAATTAACCTATAAGGGGATTATTAGCACATAGTCTAAACAATTCGTTAATAAATTAGACTATAACCATATTGTTGGCCTCAACAAAAAGGTCGGACGGGGTTCAGGTCGCTAACTACCTCGGTAGTCCCCTCAATGCCCCGCCCGATTTGCGTCCTTGGCCTTCACGCAATCTTTCGATCACGGAGAGGGAGTGGGGACAAGTTTTGTAGTATGTTCCCGAAACGGATTTCGGGGACAAGATGTAAAATTATGACTAGATTGGGAAACCCCCGTTATCCGCTAGTCACGGAGTCAGATAGCCATGCTGACTATCAAGCCCCCTTCTTAACAGCGTCCGAGTGTTCCCAGACCTACAGGTGATCAATCTGCTTTAACAGCCAGAGAGAGGTATGTGAAAAAGATATTGTTGACACATGATCTCGTCAACAGCATATTCGCCTTGTTCTAAATGGTGACACATTGAACTAAGACTTTTCAGCGGTTCCCCCGAACTACCGAAGCCCTCCCAGTGTGTCACCACTCGGAGGGTTTTCCCTTTCTAGGACTGAGGCTAGGCGTGTATGCGTACCACGAAAGCCAACAGCTCGGCCTTGACGAACCAAAACGTCCTGCCCGATTGAGATGAGAAGAAGCACCCTGCTTTCATTTTTAATTCCGGCGTATTCGATGGAATTAGAATGGAGGGCAGCAGTTTCTTTTCTTTTCTGACAGGCTTTCCCAACACTGGGGGGATCAGGGGGGTATTTCCTTTAATGTTTTGTATTTCTTTCCTACTGGTAAATCCGTTCTTGTTACCAATTGCCTGTCTTAACTCCAATCCCGTTTCTTATTTAACCAAAACACCCTTGTTAACTTGGAAAAACGACACAAAATACGCAAAAACGCTCGCCAGCCGTCGAAAAATCACCACGAAGATTTTATTCTTTGCGCTATTGGTATTCTTATTTGATTTGCACTATTTTATTCAACTTGAATAGATCCCTAAAAAATAACCCCTTGGTAATAAACGACTTTTATTACTTTTGAATAGTAAAACTGGTGATTATCTTAGCGTCTATAAATTAAACTACGTTTCAGTTCCAGCCTATCAAGTAAACTTCCTAAACTTGTTATAACTGCCCAAGTTATCATTAACGATACACCCAGCAAGCCAATGTCCGCTATAGCTTCCGTTATCGGCAATAGTGTCGCCTATAGCAAACAATAGCTTCTGTTAGAGATCGGCAATAGGATCAGCAATAACGGCTCACGAATGGATCAAACGGCTCATCCATTTTGATATCGCAGCTTGCGATGTCATCCAGCAACTACCGCTTGGATCGGCTACCAATGCACTTCCACTTCTTCCTGCTAAGGCTGTTTGGGCTATTAGGATCATCACGCCAGTCTCCCTTGATGGCATTAGACCTTGCGCAATAGGCATCTGCCTTCTTGGTGCTTGGCCTGATGCGATCACCACCATCCTCGGCCTTCCCAGCCTGACCATACTTAATCGTGCGAGTGCGTCCTGTCTGATCGTTCTTAACTACCTTAGTGAATCGCTTTTCCATTTGAGGATCTCTAATGCATTACATTCAATCCATCAATAACAAAGTTGGCTACGGAGGTAGGACTCGAACCTACAACCAGCAGATCCAAATTCTGCTGCTCTACCAATTGAGCTACTCCGTAAAAAGCATTCCTAGCTGGGCGTACCATATCGAGCTTTAGTTTTAGATTAAACAAACCATTGGTTAGTTTTCTGAAGCACTAGGGAACAATTCGCTCATGACCTGAGCGGTTAATCACTCATATCAACAAATTCCATAGAGTCAACCAGCGATTGGATCTCGCGCCTGTTATTCCTTGGCTCCGGCTTGGCCTCAGTCATCGTCGCTACGGCACCTCCACGCTGGCGCATTAGATAGACCAGCATCGATAGGGAATCCAATTCATCCGGCGACTTGCTACGAGTCCGCTTGCAATAGTCACCCTTGCTCTCTACGCGAACTAGCCCCATGCCCTGCTGCTTGTACCTGCGCGATGTCGCCTGCCTAGTAAGCTCCTCGTTCCTGAACGATGGCGATATCTTCAGGAATCCAAACTCTAGGTACTTGCCAAGTCCAAAGATCAGTTCGGTAACGACTCCGTTGTAAAGCTCATTTGCCTTCTGGCTGTCGTCACCAAGGATGTGCGTATCACTTGCTGCCCAACTATAGTTTACTCCCATGACCTCGCTGCCAAACAACGAGCAAAGGCTGTCGTGGATTCCAGCACCATTTCCTGTTCGGTCAACGCATAGCCAGTTAGGGCTGATCTTCATAACGCCTGCAAACTTTATGATGGCCTGCGTCTGCTCCAAGGTCGCCTTCTTGGGAAAAGGTATCTGGCTGTCGAGCTGCAAAACTACTCTTGGTTTCTTAAATTCAATGAACTTGCCTGACTGGGGTGTCCAGCCATCAGAAAGCCCAAAACGGCCATAGGAACACATTACTTGGTCGTTACCCTCAAGAGCCAAATCAAACGCTGCTAGAGGCACTACAGGCCCGATAAACCGCACTGTCCCGATGGCGTTGTCCATCATGCTTGGCGTTATGATCCCCATAGCCATTCCTTCCTCTGGAAACCATC